GAACGCTGTCCAATCAAGATCCAAAGGGGCATTCCCCAAGTCAACTCGACTCTTAGCATCAAAGGCTGCGGTGTATTTATGAAACAACTTACGCTTGCCATATGACACAGCCCTGGTTGTTTCCTTAAAACCCTGCCCACTAGTACGAGTTGATACCTCGTAGTTCGCAAACAGGTTGAAGTCTACCCACTCACGTATCATTGCTGATACTTTCTTATGAGTAGCCATCTCCCAACGATCGTAGGGCTCACGCTCTGGATCGTTAAAAGTTCTTATGCCCACATGAGAAAGCAAGATGATGTGCATCTTCTTCTTTTGTAGGGCATCAAACATTCTTAGAAGTCTGCCAAATAATTCAGCAGATTCTGTGAAACCTTTTCCGTAACCCATTGATTCAATAGACTTAAGGTTATGGTTAGCACAAACTTTTTGTTGCACTAACTTCTCTGCCCAGTCAGTTGTATCAAAGACTACTGTCTTATAGTTATGGTCTTCTTCATACAGAGTTTTGATCTGCATTAGTATGTCGTCATAGCTTTCACATAAAGGAAAGGATGACGTGTCTACATAGTTAGTACCAGACTCTGTCTTAATAAAGATAGGGTTGGGAGCTTGACTTGCAAAGGTAGTCTTACCAATGCCATCAGTACCCGATAGGTTAATCTTTATTGAAGGGATCTGTATCCCTGTTGTTACATCATTCAATAGGCTCATAATTCTGTACTCCTTTTGTAATCATTTCGTCAGCGATGAACTCAACATCATCGACTATTGTTAATATTTTTTTGACCCAAGCTGAATGTAAGCCTGGTGACACCTCTGCTTTGATACGATCTCGTATCTGTTCTACTACATCATTATGTGTAATCATGCTGTCTCCTTCTTAACGTCTTTCATTGCATCTGCAATAAGATCTTTTGCTTCTTTTTTATTAGGTGCACAATCTAATGCCATCTGGGTAAAAAATTGTATACCCACAAAGACTGCATGTGGAACATCAAGACCACCTTCAGCAGCATTTTCAGACGCGTCCAACAGGTCATAAAAAAACTTCTCGTGTGCTTGTTCTTTTTTTGTTTTACTCATTACTTATCTCCAGTTTTTTTTGCTCTACTCTTCCTAACACCAGGACTTCCTGCCACTTTCTCTGCGTACCACATTCTAAAAGTAAAACCCTCTTGGTTTTCCTCAGAATCAACCTTCCTTAAAATAAATCTCATGCCTACCCAGTAACCCGCTGATCTAATTCCATTTGCTTCATTTTCATGTTCCACAATAAACGAGTCGCCCACCTCCAAGGTATCTAAAAAATTACCGTACTTAGACCATTTTCCCCTACGAGGTACTTCTAAACCTTTTTCAACCTTGGCTTTAAAATAATTTTTCATTACTCAGCTCCCTTTAATGGATCAACGAACTGGACGTATGGCCTTTCATTGATCTTGGTTTGTAGTCCCTCTTGGAACTTGTCAAAGATATCCTGGTGATTTTCTTCTATCATTTTAGATAGAGAAGTATCTTCCTTATACACAGTTGTGAATGGAAATAAGTCATTAGGTATATCATGTTTGACTTGTGCTAAAAAGTTCTGATCCCATGATCTCGTAACTTTATATTGAACACGCAAATCTTTTGGTATGATGCCATTAAGATGTACGCGAGTAGATCCTCCAGTGTTAGACAGTCTTTTGACTTGGTCATGCACATCGGGATGTTTGGTTATTGCAAAATCAAGCAAACTACTTTCATCTTTTAGTTTAGCTTGGGCTTCCAGGTTCTTCTTCTTCTCTACCAAAAGTTGCGGTAGGGATAGCTTAGAATAGTCTTTCATATTAGTCTCCATTTTAAATACAATATTGATATTACTCTCATTAGAAATAAAGTCAACACTTCTGTATTAAATCATTGGACTTATTGCACTACATCAATTAAGATAAGATCTGGTATGAGTTGGTGTGTTTTATATTTATATATAACTTTATCATTAACCCCTAGTAAGTGACCAGCTTATACCTTTCTATATAAAGGAGAACTATGGAACTTAAAGAATATATTATTAAACGAGGCGAAGACAAGTTAGCTAAAGAGCTAGGTGTTTCTATTGAGACTATAAGATCATGGAAATATGGAACAAGACAGCCCTCTGTTAATCAAGCCAAGAAACTTATCAAGATGACAGGCCATGCTTTAGGTTGGGAAAACATCTATGGATCGGTAGAAGAATGCCAATAGAAATAAAAGCAAACCTGGTCGGACAAGACATAGCAAAGGATGAGCGTAAGGATATGCTCATGTCATACCATGAGAACTTCTTTCATCTAATACCTTGTGGATCTACCACAGATGTTATACCTGAATACTTTAAAAGCAGACATCCCTTTGAGGATGATATGGTTTTACAAAAGCGTTGGTCAAAGACACCAAGAGTTAAGTGGGCTGACTATATAACAAAGCAACCTACTCTTAATGAAGTTAAGCAATGGTATCTACAATTCCCAGAATGTAACTGGGCTGCTATAACAGGCGTAACATTTGTAGTGCTAGATGCAGACACGCAAGACGCATGTGATTTCTGTGAGTCAGGACAGATAACAAGAACCATGCTTAAACAAAAGACACCTCGCGGTGGCTATCATTACTTCTATGCAATCAACGATGACCTAAAGATAAGAAACACTACAGGTAAATTAGATATCAGAGGAGAGGGTGGCTATGTCATGGTCAGTCCTTCTGTTAATTATAAGTTTGAAGTTGTCGAAGGAGCTTCAGTTGATTCTATAGACGACCTGCCTATGCTCTCAAGCCAAGATATGAATATTATCTATGACTATAACAGCACAGGTAAGATCAATGTAGAAAGTAAAACTCCTCTTACATCCGATGGTGTACAGACAGGTATGCGAAACGATACTCTCGCCAGGTTGGTAGGCAAATGGATACTAGAAGGTTGGGGTATGAGAGAGGTGGTCATCAAGGCCATGGATTGGAATCAAACAAACAACCCACCTATGAGTGTGCAAGAGGTATTGAATACAACTCAAAGTATTTGTGCTGGACATCTTAAAAGAAATCCAGAGGATGATACAGGCATACAGAAATGGAAGACTAGTCAGTGGCAGATACAATTAACAGATGATTTAAAAGAGATCATGGATCAAGAAGACCCTCTCTCTAAAGCTAAGAGCGAGAAGACAGTAGACAGTGACCCGCTAGGACTCAAATCATTTAACGATCCCTTTTGGGATACGATGGATTGCGATAGGATTGAGCAGTATTGGGGAGATGCTTTTGTCTTTGAACAATCCAGAGTGTTGCTACTAGGTAAACCAAAGATAGGTAAGTCGCATTGGCTAGGAGCATTCGCAGCGGCAGCTACTACAGGTACAGACTTTATGGGTATGAGTTTCTCAAGACCTCTCAAAGTTATGTGGCTACAGGCAGAGATAATCCATGAGTTCTTAAAGAAAAGAATCGAGATGTATTACAAACCCTTTCATCATGACCCTGAGTTGTACAACCTAGGCAAGTCAAACCTTATAGCATCAGGCAGATTAAGAAAGAACATCATGAGGGATAGCGACATAGATGCTATCGCTGAGAGTATTGAGTTTCATAAACCAGACTTGGTGATGATAGATCCTATTATTAATTTCTTTAGTGGAGAAGAGAACTCCAACTCAGAGATACATGAGATGCTATCGAGGATAGATAAACTCATTGAACTATATAAGGTAGCAGTAATCATTGCTCACCATACTGGTAAAGAAAGGGCAGATGATCTGTCATTCATGTCGGCAAGGGGTGGTAGTGCATTCGCGGGGTGGATGGATTCGGGTGTGAAGCTGTCAGGTAAGAAACCAAACGTAACTTTATTCTATGAAGCTCGTAATGCAAAAGAACCTGAACAGCATTTAGCTTACTTTGATTTCGAGAAAGGATACTTCAAGATGGTAGATGCACAAGATAGTCCAGACGAAGTTGAGATAGCAAGGGTGGTTGCATCAGCTATGAGCAGACAGAAGTTCTACACAAGACAAGACCTAGAAATCTTAGCAAGACAGGCATTAAAAGAAAGCGAGATGGCATCGGGAGAGAGGGCCGCTCGTTATGCAGTGAGTCATGTGCAGAAGTATCTAGGCGAAAGAGTCAAGACACACAATGTTCCAGGCAAGAATACTTGGTACTACTTATCAGACAATGAAATGAAACGACCTTGGAAAGATGATTAAGATAGATCAAGAGTCAATGACAGAAGCATTGAATGATGTCGGCATAGGATTGCTCATGTCATTCCCGATTAGCTATGGCATCTTAAGGCTATGCAAATACCTAGAGGTAAACCTGGTGGTGACATCACTGGTACAGGTAACTGTCTTTACATTCGTTGCTATAGTAAGGAAGTATATGGTTAGAGTTTATTATAAGGAGAAAGAATAATGGATATAAGTTTATTAGCAGTCATGGGAATATTGTTGTTATCAATCTATGCTTATTATAAGGATAGGAAATGAAAGTATTAAGTTTGTTTGACGGCATGTCGTGTGGGCGTATAGCCCTAGATCAAATGGGAATCAAAGTAGATACCTATTACGCTAGTGAGATAGACAAGTATGCAATGGAAGTAAGCAAGGCCAACTATCCTGACACCATTTATGTAGGGGATGTATGTAATTTAGATCCAAAGGATTACATGGATGTAGATTTAATTCTTGCAGGTAGTCCATGCCAGGGATTCAGTATGGCAGGTAAGCAGTTGGCGTTTGATGATCCAAGGTCAGCGTTGTTCTTCGAGTTCATTAGACTATTAAAAGAAATCAAACCAAAGTATTTCTTATTAGAGAATGTAAGAATGAAGAAAGAATACTTACAGGTAATCAGCGAACAGGTATCAGCTTGTTATCCAGAGATACCTTTTGGTATCGAGCCGACTATGATATGTAGCAGTCTTGTTTCAGCCCAGTCAAGGAAGAGATATTACTGGACGAACATACCCAACATCACCCAACCCGAGCAAAGAGGCATAGTTTTGAGGGATATATTGGAGACGACAGTTAATCAAGATAGATTATCGGACATGACTAACCAAGATGATAAAGCCTACTGCCTAACAACAACCTATCCTTGTGCTAGACCTCAAAGAAGTATGGATAAATCTGAGAAGAGTATGATTCCTGTTGAAGATACTGTCCCTGATTCAACGACACTTATATATGACAGCAAAGATAAATCACATAAGCCCGTCAAGGTAGGTATGAATGTAGAAGAAGTTAAGGTTAGGAAACATGACATTGATATAGAGGAGCTAAAGAAGTTTTTAATATCAGCGAAAGATACATCAGGAAAAGGCAACAAACAAATAGCAAAGGAAATGGATTGCAAGTACACCCATGTTGAGCATTGGTTTAGGAAGGGAGATTTTTTTGCAATACCTGGAGATGACATTTGGTTTGATCTAAAGAAGTGTATAGGTATTCAATCAGAAGAATGGGATCAGCGTATCATGGAGTTCGAATACAGAGATGGTGTCTATGAGACTAAGCAAAGAGTCTATAGTGAGAATGGTAAGTCACCTACACTAACAGCAGGTAACTCTGAGCAATACATAGAGACAAGTGACAAGCCCATACAAGTAGGCATTGCAACAGACATCAACGGACATGACATACTTAAGAGAGTCTATAGCGAAGATGGTAAGTCGCCTACTGTTAATACCTGTCAGGGTGGTAACAGAGAACCTAAGGTAGTGGTTGATGTTAGGGCTATGACAGAGGTTAGAACTCCAGAAGCTAATCAAATAAGATACGAGCATAAAAGAAAGACAGGAAAAGATTGGTCTCCTAGGCACATGAGACACTTGGTCGAAAGAGATGATGAGAAAATGAATACTCTTACTAGTGCAATAACTAAGCAACACATCTTGCAAATAACTAAAGACCCTGATCAAGAAGTCTACTGGCGTAAGCTAACACCCCTGGAATGCGAGAGGTTGCAGACAGTACCCGACAACTACACAGATCATGTCAGTAATAGTCAGCGTTTTAAAATGCTGGGTAACGGCTGGACGATTGCAGTAATCAAACATATATTTAAAAACATGGAGAGAGAATGAAAGAGATGATTGGTAGTCTTTGGAATAGATTTTTAGAATGGTCTTGGCAAAGAAAGGCAGATAAATTATTTAGGAAAAGAAAATGACAGAGTGGCATGGTGGAAAAGGTAGTCGGGATCGTTCCAAAGATCGTGATAAATTTAATGATAACTTTGACAAAATATTTGGTAAAAAGAAAGGTAACAAGGAGAGAAAGGAACAGATGTCCCCTAATAAAAATAAGCCTGGTTGGGCAAAATTTGTACAAAAACGTATGTGCAATGGAGAAATGGTGAATTGCACACCCACCTCTGAAAGGTGCACTCCCATGCGATTTAGGTGTATGTGTGGCTGTGCAGTTGCACATGCCTGCACATACGCACACCCACCTCTGAGA